GTATAACGTACATGAATATTACTAATTAATCTGTTGATCTCTTAAAGAGTGTATCATATTAATTTCTGATACAATGTTAAACTTATCAACACATCTATTTACTATTTGCTAATACTGTGGTGACGCAGTATTACCTTATATATATATGAACATCGATTTTCACCGAAAGACCGTCTTAAGCTGAATTTACGAGCTTGTTCTTTATATTATTTTGGATTCTAATTTTATGACCCACCCTTTTATGTTTTCGTAATATTTTCTTTTATTTCCTTGAAAAATATTTGATTATGAAAATTCATAGCATAGCGACGCCCATAAAGCCTGAAAACTTCTTTGAATTTAATGATTGCCTCAAATATTTCTATTTGATCTAAGTATGCAAAAATTTACTATACCGACTTGGTGAGAAACAGTGATAGTCTGTGACCGTTTACCTAAATTTCAGAGATTTAGTGAAACCTTCTATCTAAACTTGTAAAACTTTGAACCTTATGACATAAACTTACTTTTGTAAGCCTGCCATAAACCGATAAGTCAAGTGCTCTGTCTAGTGGAGAGCTTAAATTGTGGACTAGCGACATTTACGATACTAATGAACAAAAAAACTTTTAAAACTAATCATGGCTACAACTTATACAAACAAAACCCATGCTAGGTCTGCAGCCGTAACTGCAGAAAACAAAATCATTTCCAATGCCAACAAACAATCTAACGATATTGAAAACAAAAACAAAAAACAAAAAACTTCCCGATTCTGTAAAAAGAGTCACCAAAAAATTTCTATTTCCGATGACGTTTCTATTCAAATTCTACAAAAAAACATTTCTATAGCAAAAAAAAATCTACAAAAAAATAAAATTTATAAAAATTTCGATTTCGTTTATGATTTGGCAACCAATTATGTGGAACAAGGGTTCTTTAATGTGGATATTAATCCCCTTTCCACCGAGACTATATCTTCTATTGAAGCCGTTTACACGCGTATCAGTAATCGAGTGGTTGACGATATTAAAAATGTCGGAGGCCTAATTTCGACCGGTGTTAACATTACTATGATGGTAACTATTATAACCGGTGTTGTTCTAGCCATTGTTTCTCTTAGAAAAGAGATCGGTGGTCTTTGGACATTCTTTTGTGCACAATTACGTATACTTTTTACTTTACCAGGAGAATTACTTGATTACATCACTTCATTTTTTGCTAAACCGATGGTACCCCAAAGTTTGGAATTTGATCCAGCTTTGTGTTCTTTGGTTTCCATTTTACTTGGTTTAGTGACAAGTGAAACTATAAATCTCAAAAAATTATTGTCTATGACCAAAGACTTGAAGAGATCTAGTGAAGGTATCAAATCCGTTGCTGATCTTGCTTTAAGGATTATTCAAACTGCAGTCAAAACCATAAAGAAATACCTTTTTGGTGATGAGCATGCTTTTGACATTGAAGTCGCTGAGACTGATGTCCAAACCTTCATAACTTATGTAAGGGATTGGGCTATCAAATTGGCTAAACTTAAGGGACAACCTGACGATATAGTTTCTGGTTTTATGAATAAGGCTAATTTTGAAGCTTTGACGAGTTTACTTGTTGTGGGTCACAAACTCACACATGAATATGCTCTCACTAACAAAGATTATGCCATTGATATAAAGGCCGCGCTTCGTGTGAGTCTTACTGAACTTAAATCAATTATCGCAATTTTTGAGAAAAATGGTTTTGGAGCTGCACATTTGCGTCCAAAGCCCCTTACCATTTTACTTAAAGGTAAGTCTGGAGTTGGTAAATCAGCCATGAGTGCCCCGTTTTTAAATAGGGTCCTCGTCGGGACTGCTAAGAGTTTAGAAGAGATCACTCGTATTAAAGAGTGTATCGATAACTATATTTATTCCAGAGCTCCAGAAACTGATTTCTGGGATGGTTACCATGGACAGAAAGCCGTTGTTTATGACGACTTTATGCAGTCAAATGAAATGTCTGCAAATGCCCTACAAATGGAAGCTTTCGAGATTATTCGAGCATCCAATGTATTCCCCTACCTTTTACACAAAGCCCATTTGGAAGATAAAGGCAATTCGTACTTCAATAGTAGAATTATACTTTGTTCGACCAATAATTGGGATTTACGTACTGAAGCATTGCGCGAGCATGAGGCCTTAGTTAGACGTTTTGACGTTGTAGCTGAGATATATCCTAAGCTTGAGTTTTGCAGAGAAGGAACTGGGAATGCAGCTCTCAAGGATAGAAGACTTATGGAATTACCTAGTTTTACTACTGATGTCTATGAGATTCACTTGACTCATCCTACTCAAAAAGTTATGAACTTTGAGGAATTTGTACAGTTTGCCTGTGTCAGATACAACATGAATGATGAACAAGGTGACTCATATTTACATGCTGTCAAAGATTTAAAAGATGAGTCTATTGTCAATAAGGCCGCTGAACTCAAGGATGAAGAGGTCTTTTTTGATACTTTATTTGAGGAACAGGGTTTTTTTGCTGACACTTATAATCATTTTAGTGATTATATGTATGCGAGGAAAATAGACAAGAAATTCCCAATTGATACTAAGATGTTTATTAAGTGCAGAAAATACGTCAGAGCGAATTTTGACAAGTTCTTTGTTCCTATCAAAGGGAATGAAAGGATTTTCACTCAATGGGCAACTGACTTGATGTTTCAACATGCAGATGACAAGTATATTGTTAACTGTTTTGAAACTGATATAATTGATGAGTACTACTTAGTTAAGCTAAATAGATCAACAGTCCCTGCAGCATTGATAAACAAATGTTACGACGAATTAGTTTCAAATTTCAAAGCACTTATGCCTGAAGAAGCCATGAGACCTCAAAGCCTTTATGGTTATGATGACCCCTATACTTTTAACATCAAATTTAAGAACCTCTTGTGTTATGCAAATTTGGATGAAGATTTATTTTTCACAGTTTGCAAAGATAAGGAATTTTTGTATTTATCCTACACTTATTCAAAGATGTGTAAAAGAATGAAGAGTGTTCGCGAATTAAAGCAATTTAGTTCGTTGATCGCTGAATTTTTCAATAAAAAGTTTGCTCATTCTTTCTCCCAGAAAGAAATTGCAAATATGTGGTTTAGTTTTCTTTGGGTGGCACAATCTTTGGATCATGCTGATATGGAAAGACTTTTCGTTGAAGCTCGTGAACAGATCCAAAATGAAGAAAATTGTTTATCTAAGATTCAAGATTCCTTTGATTTCCTCCGTCACAAAGTATGCAAAGCTTTTATTAAGGCCAAAGCAGATGTGGAGGCATTCTTTTCCAAATATCCCATTTTTGTATGGTTATCTGTACTGCTTCCAATTGTTGTTGGAGCCTATTATATGTTCTCTGAACCTAAACAGGTAGAACAAACGTATTCGGGATTTAAAGGTGCAAGTAAGCCCGGTAAGTCCCTCAAGACCCATATACGCCAGCTAGGTGTAAACATGCGCATGCAAGCGCAAGATGGGGTTGAAGAAAGAGTTCAAAATATGGCAACAGCCGTATTAAAGAACAATACGTATATAATGGTCAATCACAAAGATCAAATGGTGTGTACAATTACAGCCATCAAAGATACTATTTTCATGATGAACAGTCACACTACGAAAATAGCTAAGAAGTTAGAGGATAGCTTTAGAGGCGAAAGCTTTAAGTGTATTCCCCTTATTAGTTATATGAATAACGTAGAAACTGGTATCTTTATGTTACAGTATTCTTTTGTAAGCAACATTAAGATAACTGTTGAACAAATGCAGTCTGATGTTACATTCTTCGACGTTGGTCGAGTCTGTAGACAACACAGAGACATTTCTAAAAATTTCATCAAAGATGAGCAGTTGGCTCAATTTGAGAAATATATGCCAATTGCACTTGGTTTAGTTAGAGGTGATGATGAGAAGGAATTTCAAGTTTACTCTACCAAGGCCAAGGCTACTCCCATAACAATTTCCACTCAAGGAAAAGATTTACCACGTTGGATATATAATATTTCAACTCAAGCAGGAGAATGCGGTTCGTTTGCATTCGTCAATGATCCCTTTATACAGAATTGTATTTTGGGAATTCATGCTATTGGTAATGGGTTTTCTGGTGGATGTGTTGCCGTTACTCAAGAAACTATTGCATCAAATCTTGAGACTTTTGAACCGCAAGGTTTAGACTATACGCCTATTGATGATGAAGAGATTTATGAATATTGTGGACATAGGGTCATTGGTTCTGTGTCTAGAGCCCCTCACACGGCTAGAAAGACCAAATTGAGAAAGTCACTCATGTATGACTGCATGGGTGGAAGTCTTAGAGCTCCTGCAATATTAACACCAGTTAATGGTGTCGACCCTTTTGATTTAGCATTAAAGAGATATTCAACGCCAAATTATATTCCCCGTCTTGAACCAGTAAGAGCTGCCGCAATTAATTACGGTGAAAAGCTTAATAGCTTACCTTTTAAGAATAAATCTATTTTAAATTTTGAGGAAGCAGTTGCTGGTATCCACGGAAATCCATATGTAAATGGGATTCCTCGTGGTACTAGTGCTGGGTATCCTTGGTGTTTAAATGTTTTTAACGGGAAAAAAGCCTTCTTTGGGTCTGATGGTGATTATGAATTTGATTCAACTCACTGTATATCACTTAAAAAGAAGGTTGATGAGATTCACTCATCAATTTCAAGGGGGGAGCCATGTAGCGCTTTGTTCATGGACTCTATGAAGGATGAGTTGAGACCTCATTCCAAGATTGCTAAACTCTCTACTCGTATGATTTCTTGTGCTCCATTGGACTATGTAATAGTTTGTCGTCAATATTTTGGCGCTTTCTGTGCATTTTTCATGGAAAACAAGATTTATTCTGGTGGTGCTGTTGGCATAAACCCCTTTTCTAAAGACTGGACAAACCTGGCAAATTATGTTGGTGGACAAAACGCTAACATTATTGCAGGAGATTTTTCAGCATTTGATTCAAGTCAAAACAATACTATTCTATTCGAGATCTGTGACATTATTAACAGATGGTACGGAGATGGAAAAGAAGTTGAGAGACTTGCCTTGTTCGAGGATTTGGTTAGATCCAAACACGTGCATGGGAAATATGTTGTTGAATTTTCACACTGCTTGCCCTCCGGTCACCCCTTGACATCTATCGTAAACACGATGTACGTCAATATCGCATTCCGAACCTGTTGGATTCACATTAACAATGGAATTCTAAGTTCTATTGATTCATTTGATGATCATGTGAAATTAGTTGCATATGGTGATGACAACATTGCTGGAGTGAGTTCTGAAGCTATTAAATTAGGTTTTAATTATGCTGGGATCATTCAGGCTATGGTGATGGTTGGATTAACGTACACCAGTGAAAATAAAGAAGAAGAAATCACTTTTGATTATAAATCTATAAATGATTGTACCTTCCTTAAAAGAGCATTCCTCTTTAATTGGGAAAATGGTATGTATTATGCCCCATTAGATTTAGACGTTGTACTTGAGATGCCTTATTGGTATCGTAACGGAGTAAACGTTCCTCAACGACAGTGCGATAATCTTCAAAATTGCTTCCGTGAATTGTCGATTCACGGTGAAAGCGTATTTGACACTTATGCACCTCTCTATATGAGTGAGGCATACAAATACAGAGACGTCCTTCCCATGTCTTTTGTTCTTTACCCACATCAATATTATGTGGAGAAGGCCTATGAGGCATGGATAGATCCGGAGTCCCTTGTCGATGTTGACGATAACAGCAACATTGATTCAAATGTATCGGATCTTGGAACTGACGAAAGTCTAGTTATCGCGGACCAGTGTGATGAGTTAAGCGCTGGTTTCTAATATTACTTGCCGAAACAAATAATAATGAGTCCTCATCGTACCGCGAGGCGAACGCCGGTACCCCTGGTTCCAAGGGATTTGGAGCAATCGAACAAACACTGGGAATGACACTCGATGCTGCGCATCAAACGGCCGAGACCACTGGGTTCTCACAAGATACCACTGAAAGAGTAGATATGCCTTTTCCGATCAGAACTATGGATCCATCTCAGAAATTTGATGGCCTTAGTGGTTTCAATAGGGATAGTGTGCTTCAGTTTTTGAAAACACCTGTCAATATTAGAACTGTTAATGTTCTGTCTTCTGCGACTAGAAATACTACTATTGCTACTATTAAATTACCATTTGATACCGCAAATTTGGGTAATGGCACCGATTCCGGTCAAGGAATGTGGTTACAACGTCTTAATGCTTATCAAGCTTTTAAGGCTACTGCTGTGCTCAAGTTTCAAATTAATATCAATCGCTTTGCCCAAGGCAGAGTGCTTGCCCATTATATACCTGGTCAGAATGATGTTGCCGATGAAGTTGATAGTCATAGGTTTAATCTGCAGACTAAGAGTCAGACACCTAATGTACAAATTAATCTTAATCGTGACACATCTTCTGAGTTCAGAATACCATATGTATCTGCTTGGCCTGCTTATGATCTTACTAGATCAAGTGGGTCTAAGGCTTTGACAACTACTAATGGTCAAATGGGCGTTTTATATCTCGTTATATATTCACCTCTTGTTGGTCCTACAACTGTTCCGCTTAATGTCTGGTTACATTTTGAGGATATTGAGTTGTTTAATCCAACTTATGCACCACAGGCTGGAAATGTCACTGATGGTGAGACCAATTCAGGAGCTATCTCAGGACCTTTGAGAACTGCTTCTAAAGTTGCAGGTGCACTTGAATTAATACCCTCTCTGACCTCCTTTGCTGGAACTGCGAAGTGGTTTCTTGAAGCATCAGCCAAAGCTGCACGGGCTTTTGGTTGGTCTAAACCTGATTCAGAAGGTTCCTTAATGCGTGTTGTTAACCAACAAAACACGTATACTATGAATTCTGACGGTGAAACTGCCGGATATAAATTCGGTGTTTCATGTAGGAACAAGTTAGATATCTTACCTGGTTTTGCGGGTAATGACATAGATGAGATGTCGCTCGAATACATTTGTAATCGAAGCGCCTATCTCACTGCATTTTCTTGGGCGACTTCCGCTACCCAAGGAACTGACTTGTGGACCTTTTCGAATTCAGCTACTAACTATGCAACTCTCTCAACTATAGACGGAAGAGCAATATATTCCTATATACCAGCTGGTTTTGTAGCGAACTATTTCACTTACTATAGATGGGATGCTGTTGTTATTATTAAAGTAGTTAAGACAGAATTCCACACAGGAAAACTCCTAATTTCCTATAGACCTGGTTACAATGCGTCTAACTTGCCCACTTCTTCCCAAGAGACATATCTCCCTAGAGAGGTTTTGGATCTCAAGGAAAGTGACACTTTCGTAATCAAAATCCCATATGTATCAATAACTCCATGGGCCAAATTCAATGACGTCTTGGGTTGTATCAGATTGAGTGTGTTTAATCCTTTAAATGCACCCACATCTGTTTCAAGCTCCGTTGATGTAATTATTGAACTTGCCGCTGAGAACGTGAATTTTGCTGGCATTTCAAATTCTAGGTTGACACCTGCTTTTGGAAATGTTGCTTCTTTCGTTCCACAAGCTGGAGGGGATCCCGAAATGACTCGGGAAAAAGTCATTGTTTTAGGAAACCTCAAACAAACCGGGGTTGAGCTTCATGCTAACAGATATACTGTTGGAGAATGCATTAAAAGCGTTAAACAACTTTTATCTAGGTTTGTACAACTTGATTCTGCTAACCTCACGGGAGCAGGCACGACTAAGTCAATTATTCTGGACCCTTTTACACTTGGTGGATGTTACGACACCGCCACTGTTTGGTCAGATAATCCTCTTGGTGGAGATTATTTATCCGCCATAGCTTCGTGCTTTGTCTTTATGAGAGGTTCAGTCAGGATTTTGTTTAATCCCTCTGCAGGGAATGATTATAGGATGTCAGTTTCTACTGATCCGGTCGCTTTTGTAAGCTACCCTCCCTATACAGTATCCACTGCTAATCAACAGTACTCGAATGCAACTGTTCAAGTACAAAAAGGCCCCGGTGCTGGGACTATGCTCGCCATAGTTTCACAATGGGGTATCACACATTCACGTGAATGTGGAACAGATTTTGTCAACGGATCTAGGGTCCCCGCCTTTGGTGGAGCTCTAACTAAATTGATAATAACTGCGACGAATGCGTTTACTCCGGCAACGGATATGACGATTTCTCGTAGTGTTAGTGATGACTTCCAACTCGGATTTTTCATAGGCATCCCGCCCATGTATTTCGAGAATGGAGTTATCACATAAACTTCTGTTCCCCTCAAAGAACGTGCAGACACAGTCCAGAAAGCTAGTTTTTTGTTTTGTGTTCATCATCCAGATGAATACTTTTTTTTAGAAACTTTCTTTTCTGTTCTGCGAGGATAAAACCGCCGGCAAAGAAACCCGGTACTGTACGTCACTTATAGTTCTTGTAAGTCGCGTTTTCTTATGCA